AGAATCCTAATGGTAATGAGAAACTAAGCAGTGCCTGTTCGTACTGTGATTTTAAGAAGGAGTGCTATCCTGGATTGCGTAAGTTTATTTATTCTGATCGTCCTGTTTTTCTAACTAAGGTTGTAAAGAAACCTATGGTACACGAAGACTTGGAGTATAGTAATGTCCTTCAGCAAGAATAGATTAAAGGCTATACAGGCAGGGTACAGGTCTGGTCTTGAAGAAGATATGGCTAAGTACCTTAAGAAACTAAAAATAAAGTTTACCTATGAGAAAGAAAAGATTAAGTGGGTAGATCTAAAGATAAGAACGTACACCCCTGACTTTGTATTAGAGAATGGGATAATAATAGAAACGAAAGGAAGATTTGTATCAGTCGATAGACGCAAGCACAAAGAAATAAAGAAACAGTTTCCAGATCTAGACATTAGGTTTGTCTTCAGTAATAGTAGATCTAGACTTTACAAAGGTGCTAAGAGTTCTTATGGTGATTGGTGTAAGAAACATGGTTTCAAGTATGCAGATAAAACAATACCAAAAGAATGGTTAAAGGAAATAAAAGATGAGTAAAAATTTTGTTCCAGTTGTAGAGATAGTAGAAGTTATACGTGGACCTTATGACGATGAAGATGGTAACATATGGAACTTGTGTTTAACTAGGAGTGTATCTAACTTAAAAGAAGAAGAAGAAGAATACTTCTATCGTAGTATGAAAGATGCAATAGAAGATGTTGACAGGCTATATAGGACAGGTCCATTTGCAATAGATGAATGGGGTAACTCAGAACAAGATCATACACATAAGCAAACCAGAAAGGTGATAGAACATGTCCAATAAAACAGCAGTGATATTTAGTTGTGCTCACACAGATCCAACCATACCTAACGATAGGTTTGATTTACTTGGTGAGTTAATCTACGATGTTAATCCTAGTTATGTTATAGACTTAGGTGATGGGGCTGACATGAAATCTTTAAATAGTTTTGATACAAAGTATCCAGAGGCTATCGTATCTCAGAGCTATGAGGCAGATGTTGATCACTACAATGAAGCTATGGAAAGACTAAGAAAGAAACCTAGTATTAGAAAGTACAAGAAACCATTTTGGATTGGATTCGAGGGAAACCATGAGAACAGAATTAAAAGAGCAATCGCCCATGACCCTAGACTACAGGGAGAAAAGTATGGGATATCCTTCGGGCATCTTCAAACAGATAACTGGTTCGATGAATACCATGAGTATCAACACTCAGCACCTTCAATCGCTGACTACGATGGGATATCATATGCTCATTACTTTGCTAGTGGTAACTATGGCACAGCTATGTCTGGTACTCATCATGGTTACACCTTACTACAAAATAGAAACCATTCTTCTACCTGTGGTCATAGCCATAAACGTTCTATCTATTTTAAAGATTCTGCACACCCTAATTCAATTATCGGATTGGTTGCAGGATGTTTCAAAGGTGGGAGTGAAGACTGGGCAGGACAATCTAATTTAGAATGGTGGAAAGGTTGTGTCATCAAGAGGGAGATAAGAGATGGTGTATACGAACCAGAGTTTGTATCTCTTGATAGGTTGCAAAAAGAATATGGTTGATTTAATAATTAGTTTGAATATAACTAGGGGTTCTGATTATGTTAAGGTATGAAATCAAAATGACTATGGCTGTACATCCTGAGGCTAATTTTATAGAAGCAGATATGTCAGATATGCCTAGGGTTATTCATGAACTACTATCAGCAGCCATGTATGATGTAGACGATGTTATTGTAGAGGAGTGTGAAGTAGAAGAATGTTAAATGAAAATGATTTAGAAGCGTGGGAATACTACAACGAAACTTATAAGAATAAAGAGATGGGTTTGAATGAGTATCAAAATGCAGCAGCTAAGACTGCTATGTATAAGACAGCCCATCAAATACTTTACCCTGCGCTTGGACTAGCAGGGGAAGCAGGAGAGGTAGCTAACAAAGTAAAGAAGATGCTACGTGATAATGACTTCGATCGTGATGCAATAGTAGCTGAGATAGGTGATGTCCTCTGGTATGTTGCTGCTTTGTCTAGAGATCTTAATGTTAGTCTTCATGATATTGCATTAGGTAATATCGAGAAACTGTACGGACGTAAAGAGAGAGGAACACTACAGGGAAGCGGTGATAAGAGATGAACTACTGCGATATGAGGGGTTTGATATGGCCTTTTCTTTTCTGTGCATTTGTAATATGTATTCTCCCAGTCCTACTGGTGGACAACGCAAAGTATTGTAAGCAAAGTATTGTGCCATGTTATCCGTGGACTATCTCAGAATGACACCAAGAGAATCAGCAGAGACAGAAGCAAAGAAAACATTTGAAGAGTTTATATTGTGGACTAAGCGAGTACTGTACGTATCTACAGCTTTCTTATTAATGGTTGTTGTAGGATGTAATAGTGGGGTAGAGACAGGTAAAGGTGCGACAGGTAGTAAGTATAATGGTGAGGTGTACGCACCTACAAATATGGGAGAAAATAAATGAGTAACTATTTACCAACGGACTATCAAAGTTTTATACACACCTCACGTTATGCACGTTGGCTAGAGGATGAAGGACGCAGAGAATCTTGGTCTGAAACAGTAAACAGATACATATCTAATATTGTTCATACAAAAGTTGATGAGAAAACAACTAATGAAATAGAGCAAGCTATACTTGGTCTAGAGGTAATGCCTAGTATGAGATCAATGATGACTGCTGGCCCTGCTGCTGACAGAGATAATACCTGTATGTACAATTGTTCTTACCTACCAGTCGATGACCCTAAGTCCTTCGATGAAGCTATGTTTATTTTACTGTGTGGTACTGGTGTAGGCTTCAGTGTTGAGCGTCAGTTCGTACAAAAGCTACCAGATATACCTGACTTGTATGATAGCGACACAATGATAGTTGTAAAAGACAGTAAGGAAGGTTGGGCTAAAGCATTCAGGCAACTACTAGCATTGCTGTGGGCAGGAGAGATACCTAAGTGGGATGTATCAGCAGTACGTCCTGCAGGTTCTAGGTTAAAAACATTTGGTGGTAGAGCCAGTGGCCCTGCTCCTTTGATTGATCTGTTCAACTTCTCTATAAAGATATTCAAGGATGCACAAGGGCGTAAGCTATCGTCAGTAGAGTGCCATGATATTATGTGTAAGATCGGTGAGGTAGTAGTTGTAGGTGGTGTCAGACGTAGTGCTATGATCTCTTTGTCTAACCTTAGTGATGATCGTATGCGTCATGCTAAGTCAGGTAAGTGGTGGGATAACGAACCGCAACGTGCACTAGCTAATAACTCTGTGTCTTATACAGAGAAACCAGATGCTATATCTTTTATGAGAGAATGGATGGCATTAGTAGAGTCAGGGAGTGGTGAACGTGGGATATTCAATCGTGAAGCTAGTAAGAAGCAAGCTGCAAAGTATGGTAGGCGTGACCCTAACTATGAGTTTGGTACTAACCCCTGTTCAGAAATTATATTACGGCCTTATCAGTTCTGCAATCTCACTGAGGTTGTGGTTAGAGTTACAGATACGTATGATGATCTGGCACGTAAAGTTAAGTTGGCAACAATTCTTGGAACTATTCAGGCTACCTTCACTAAGTTTCCATATCTGCGAAAAGTGTGGCAACGAAATACCGAAGAAGAACGACTGTTGGGTGTGTCGCTCACTGGAATAATGGACAACCCATTAATGACTACAAAGAATAAAGGATTGGAAAAGACACTTGCAAACCTACGTTCTGTTGCAGAGGAGACTAACCGTAAGTATGCTGACCTACTTGGTATAGCTCAGTCTGTCTCTATCACTTGCGTCAAACCTTCTGGAACTGTTTCACAACTTGTTGACTCAGCCAGTGGTATCCACTCTAGGCATTCTCCTTACTATGTTAGAACAGTAAGAGGTGATAACAGAGATCCTCTAACACAATTTATGATGGGCCAAGGAATACCTAGTGAGCCTTGTGTTATGAAAGGAGATACTACAACTGTATTTAGTTTTCCAATCAAAGCACCTAAAGGTTCAGTTGTTACCTCAGATCAAACTGCAATCGAACAACTAGAGATGTGGTTAATCTATCAGCGTAACTGGTGTGAACATAAACCAAGTGTTACTATCAATGTTAAAAAGAATGAGTGGTTTGAAGTAGGAGCTTTTGTATATGATTACTTCGATGAAATGTCAGGTGTATCTTTCCTACCATACGAAGAGCACACGTATCAGCAAGCACCTTACCAAGACTGTACTAATGAAAAATACAAAGAGTTACTAAAACTAATGCCTAAGAAAATCGACTGGTCTAGGCTTGGTGAGTACGAACAAGAAGATAACACTGTAGCTATGCAGACAATGGCTTGCTCAGGAGATGTTTGTGAAGTTGTAGATATAGGTTAGGGTTGACTTTTATTTAAAAAGGAAGTATCATTATGAGTAATACTTGTGAACATTGTGGATACTTACTAGACGATGATGATCACTGTTATGAGTGTGAACAAAGGCGTGAAGACATTACTAATTTAATAGACTTAGCAGGGAGAAAAGAGATAATGGAAAAGAAGAAGTACGACTCAGTAGAAAAACCTATACACTACAATGCAGGTGGTATCGAAGCTATTGATGCTATCCTGGCTGCAACAAATGATTTAAGTGAAGGGTATCTACAAGGTAACATTCTTAAGTATGCATGGAGATACAGATATAAAAATGGTATAGAAGATTTAAAGAAAGCACGTTGGTATTTAAATAAGTTAATTGAAATAAATGAACATAAATAAAAAAAGAAAAACCCTTGAGCAAGAAGCCCAAGAGTTCCTAATGAAAGACAAAGAGATTATTCCCCAAGGGTCTATAAAGCTTGGGGATTACTTTGCTGGATGCGCTCTGTCTGGTTTGATTGCATCTGGCAAGTACCTACGATCTGACGAGATTGTGGATGAAGCTTACAAGTATCGAGACAGGATGCTTAAAGCCAATAAATAATAACACTCCCACAAACTAAACCCCTAGCTGATCACTAGGGGTTTTTCTTTATTAACGTAAAGTATTAACAGTACCTAGAAGTCTTAACCTTCTGTTTATTTCCTGCTCAACAGTCTCAGAAGAGGATATCATATCGTCTGCACTTTTATATCCCATCTTCATAGCAGCATCATCGAAGACTCTAGCTCCTTCTTTATTTTTAATTATAACATAGTTGTTTCTTATAAAACCTCTAGCCTGTAATGGTTTAGTAGCTATGTAAGCATCAAACATACCTTCTAATTTTTCACGTTCTTGAGATATACGTTTCTTAATCCATCCCTCTAGTACATTTTTCTTATCTTCAGAGGGTATTCTAGGATCAAGTACAATCTCATCGTATGTTAGATTACCAAATCTTTTAGCAAAGTCTGAATTATCTACATGTGCAGGAGCATTCTTACGCCAGTCTGAAAACTGTTTGGATAAGCTTGGTTCGTTAGTAGCAGCATTACCTCTAGCCAATCTCTGTCTTAGTACAAGATCAAGACTAGCGTTAGGCACAGTTCTCTTATTATAAATCTGATACTCTTTTATCTGCATCTTATTCATTTCTTCTTCAAGAGAAGTTAGTGGTGGTTCATCAGAAGAACCAAATATTTGTTTTAACACTGGGTTCACTGTACCAATAGCTACTGGATTAGAAAACCTGTAGTATTGTATATCATTCTCACCGTTGAATGACTGAGTGTACTGAAGAAAATCAGTATCCATCAACATACGAGTAGACTGACCAACAATAACACCTGAAGTTGAGAACTTAGTTCCTTTTGTACTAATGTCAGATGTTATAGCTAAGTCACGAGTAAAGGCAGAGCCAGCAGCATCTGGATTAAGTTGTCCTAACATATCTCTAGCTATTGTCTGAGGGTATGTAAAGGTAGACACTACCTTACCAAACTCTTTTTCGAATGCTTCTGAGTTACCTGTCTTAGCGTAGTCAAGTAGTGCTGAACCCACAGCTATATCAAAACTAAATTCTGGGATACCACCTAGTATTTCTAGAACTTCTTTCTGTTTGAGTTCTGCTGGAAGTCCGTTCTCTTTGCGCCAAGTATAATCACCTATGTACATATGAAGAAGTGCAGGACCAAGGTACTGCTTCATGTCTTCTGTCATACCTTCTGAATTAACAATAGTATTTCTTAAGGTAGCGTAGTCAGACTCACCTTGTCTTAACTGTGCTGCTTGGTAACCACCAAAGATCATCATAGCACCAGTCATCTGTCGAGCATACCTTAGAGATGCGTCCTCTGTCTTAGAGACTATGTTTGTTCTCTGTAATAACTCACCAACGACAGGTGTATACTCAGCTACCATTTGTAGATGGTTACCTACGTACCTTGGAAAGGGAACACCAAGACCCTCTGATATCATAAAAGGTAGTCTTCTGTTTAAGTCCACTAATCCTTTTGTTGCTTTACCTAAAGCAGAATCATCATCCCTAAATGTTCTTTGCATAGTAAATCGGTTAGCATCTTCTATAGACTTATCAAGGCTAATATTTTCTGGAAGATCATCAAGACTTTTGTTAGTTTTTAACCAGTCTGCTAAAGTAGTATTATACTTTTCTCTAAACTGTCTGTCTAGAGATCCGTAGAACATACCTTCTTTAAGAACACTGTCAGTTGCTGTGTTGAAAGTATTAACAAAGCGGCCTGACTTAGCCATAATGCTTTGACCTTCAAGACCAACATCAACACGCATCGAGTCATTAAACAAACGCTTGTACTGCTCACCACCCTCTTCAAAAAGTATTTCTCTTATTACTGAGGCTTCTGCTTTATTAAAACTGTACCCTCTTAGAATAGCTGTCATGTTAGGTAAGAAATCTTTTACAGCTATCATGTCACCTTCAGTTATAGCTCTGTACAAAGCTCTGTTTGTTTGATCTACAATGTCGGTAGCTATAAGTATACCTGAGTTTCTCATGTTTCTCATAGTTGTTACAGGCTGAGATGTCATGAACGATATACGCATAGCATCTAAGTCTTGAAAGAAACCAGTAACCTTACCCTTCTTTGATCCTCTTTTAATAGCTTCCTTACCTATCATTACCATCTCATCAGATGACATAGATGAAGCTCCCTTTTCAAAGAGAGTATCAAGACCTGCTAGATTAGCACCTCTCTTGACAGCACTAGCAAAGCCAAGAGTTTGACCAGCCCTGGAAACTTCTGATAAGTATATCAATGAAAACTCATCTTTAGAAAGTCCATAATTAGTTCTAACTTCTTTTAGTAAATCAAAGACTTCACCTGTCTCATCATTTCTTATAGCGTCTGCAATACCTTGGGTAATACGCTCATTGTCTTTTATGTCTAGCCTATCTGATTTCATTAGATCTATACTAGCTGCTGCAACTCTTCTCATAGTATCTGATGATAGACCAGACTCAAAGATAGCATCTGTCTTAGGATCTGACATAGCTTTTAGGAGAGCCT